ACTTCCAGGAACCACAACACCTTTCATAGGTGGGCAACAACAACAAAAATTGAGACAAGCAAGTTCTAATATATTCGGTAATCCTAATATTATTGGAGGTACTGATGATGGATCTGATCGTCGGATTAAATTTGGTGATCTTTTTAATAGTGCTGCAGATTTTCGTGGGTTTAACGATGCCATATCTGGACTAACCGGAGAAACTATTTTTCTAAAAGAACAAGCAATAAAAGCTGCTCAAAGACAATGTGAAGCACAATCTCCAAATAATACTCCAGAAGGTTGTAGACGAAGTTCAGAAATATTAGTAGAAGTTGGTGGAACTGATGGAGCGTTGCCATTCGAAGTACAAAGACTGCTGAATGTAACACCAGAGGGTGAACCTACTGGAAGAATAGAGTTTGGTTCTGGAGCACCAGACAATGCAAATAGTGTATTAAATAGTTTATCTTTTCCAGCAAGAGCTGGAACTAGAACAAGTTTTGGAGATCTCAAATATCCTTTGGATTTGAATCCACAGCAGGATGTGATTAAGTTTGCTTTGCTTCAATATAAAACTAAAGCAATACAAGGGTTTTCATTTGCCAATAGACCAAGAGTTGGTCCATCTGGTGGTGGAGGTAGAATAAAAGGAACAGTTATTTTACCAATTCAAAGTGGTATTAAAGACCAAAACTCCGTAGACTGGGGTGAGGATAAAATGAACCCACTTCAAGTTGGATTATCTGCTGCTGCACTTCAAGGACTTGGTGCTAAGGGGCAAGAAAATGCTCTTAGTGATCTAGTTGATGCTGTTGGACAAAATGGTGAAGAAGTAAAGAAAGGTCTTAAAGCAATATTTGCAGGACAAGCAGCAGGAGTTCAAGGTCTTTTAAAAAGAACAGCAGGAGCAATAGTAAATCCAAACCTTGAGTTACTCTTTAATAGTCCTACTCTCAGACCATTTACCTTCTCATTTAAAATGAGTGCTAGAAGTAAAGAAGAAGCAGAGGCAGTTGTAAAGATTATTAGATTCTTCAAGCAAGGAATGGCACCAATCAGAACCCGGTCAAATCTATTCTTGCTTGCACCTCACACTTTTCAAGTTTATTATCTTCGTAGAGGAGAAAATGTTGATAATCCATATATTGGAAAAATGAAAGAATGTGCTATGACTTCTTTATCAACTGATTACACTCCAGAAAACAATTATGCCACTTTACCTGATGGTGAAATGGTTTCATATACAATCACAATGGAGTTAAAAGAACTTGAACCCATATTTAATGATGACTATGAAAATGGTTCTGCAAATAATGCTTCAAATAATCTCCCAGCAGAAATAGGATTCTAAAATGTCAGACTATTTTAACAGAGTTCCAGATTTTGAATATGTTAGTAGACTTCCCAATGCTAACATATCAGACTATATCCCAGTAAAAAACTTATTTAAAAAGGGTAAACTAAGAGAGGACATCTTTCAAGATTTAGCATTCTTTACAAAATATCAAATCCAAGGTGATGATAGACCAGATAACGTTGCTTTTAGTTTTTATGAAGACTCATCTTTAGATTGGTTAGTATTGACTTGTAATAATATCCTCAATGTAAAAGATGAATGGCCATTGTCGCAATTTGATTTTAATTTATACTTATTTGAAAAATATGGATCTTTTGAAAAAATAAATGAAATCCGTTATTATGAAACAACAGAAATAAAAAATCGTGAAAACGTTACGATTTTACAAAAAGGATTGAAAGTTCCTGCAGATTTTAGTATTTCATACTATGACGAACGTGTTAGAGATGTGATAACTGAAAGACCTGTTGTGTCAGTCACAAACTATCAATACGAAGAAAAACTTCAAGAAGAGAGAAGAAATATTTTCTTACTAAAACCAAGATATCTTTCAATTGTATTTGATGATCTTAGAGACATCTTAAGATATAAAAAAGGATCCAGTCAATTTAAGACTGAATCCTTGAAAGTTGCTGATAATATCAGATTGTATAGTTAACTAATCTCACTCTTCAGCAAGTCGTTGGAAGTAAGACAGAGTATCATCTTCGTCTTCACTTGAAGATGATGTTGGAGTGATGTCTGGTGCATTGAAGTCAGCAGCAGGTTGTGAGCGACGGGAGGAGAAGTTGGGAGTGTAAGAACCACGATCATTGTCCTCATCCTGAACTTCTTCATCAATACGAGCAGGAGCAGACTTCTGTCCAAGAACCATCTTGAGACGGTTTTCCAGTTGCTCGTAGGACTTGAATTGATCAGTAGCAGTCAATGCAGTCAGAGAATACTCTTTCTTCCATACTGCTTCCAGAGCATCATCATCACCCAGAAGAGGACCAGGTGCAGCAAACTCGGAAGAGTCATAGTTCCAATAACCTGCAACCTTCTTCAGTTTCAGTTTGAAGTTAGCACCCTGCCAGAAATCAAAAGGATTGATGGGAGTCTCATCTTCATACTCAGGCTGCATTGCTTCCATGATCTTGTCAAAGATCTTTTTACCAAACCTATACAGGAAGACTTGTCCTTCATTTTGAGGATTTGCTTTGTCCTGCACAACATAGATGTTGGCATAGTAAGAGAGTTTGCGCTTTTGCTTACGAACAGTGTCCTTATCAGAATCAAGACCACTGTTCCAAAGTTCACGATTGTGTTCAGATACAGGATCTTTCTGACCCAGAGTTGTTAGAGAGTTCTCAATATACCATCCACCAGGACCCTGGAAGGCATGGGAATACATCTTTGCCCAAGGAAGTTCTTCTCCATCAGGTGCAGGAAGGAAACGGATGACTGCATATCCATTACCAGTCTTGTCCATTTCGGGTTTCCACAGGCGTTCATCAGCACCAGAGGAAGTATTATTCATCTTTTCAACTTCCTTGACCAACTTAGAGGTCAGGGAACCCAGATTAGATTGCTTTTTGAGATTTGAAAATGACATTCGGATTACCTTAGATTTGTTTGGATTTTGCTTTTGTGTACTTCGTTATTCTACAGGTCAGAACCAGTCTTGTCAATCTGGTCCTTCATCACATTCAGCATCTTAGACATATTATTGAAAATTATGGACATATCAGTGCCTTGTGGAAGACCCATCATCACTGCAGATTCAAGGATTTTATCTTTCATCTGTTTTGCTTCAGGATCATCAGATAAACTCAGTCTTGTATAAAGAACCTTTTGTTTTTCTAATAACCTTTCAAGCATTTGCACATGAAAGAGTTTTTCCTCCTTATTCATAGAAGGAAACTTGAAGACATTACGATAAACATCTTCTTGAAGTTCACTAATTTCAGTCATTTCTGCACGAACGACATCTGATTCAAAGAAGCTCATTATTTTTTTAGAACAAGTTGTTTAAGCAATTTCTTGTAACGAAATACATCAATATTTAGAAAGGGGGAATATTTTTTCATTCTCATACTGACGGTTTCCCACACCGGGTCTTGTAAATGAGAATCAAGGTCTTTTCTAAACCCCAGTATTCTATCACATATCACCAAAGTTTCAATAGAAATATCACCACCCAAATATTTCTTTAAAATGATCGGATGACCATTCTTGATATCAAAAATGGAATCTAAATTTTCATTATCAAGAATAGATTCCATTTCTTCCTTAAAAACATATGACATAGATTGATTTCTTTTTTTCCAATCTGTATATCTACCTTCACCCTCTCTTATCAACTCACCAATCCAAAGTTTGCTTGGATCTGTACAAGTAATAAAGTTAGATATAAAGAAATCAACAACTTCTTTATCATCTTTGTTTCTTGCTAGTTTCTCAAACCAAAAACGGTCCTTTCTTTTGTAAAAAGATTGGACCGTAGCACGACTTTTGCCACAATACTTGTGATAATCATATTTCTCTTTAGTGAAATGATTTTTCAGAGCAAGATATTGTTTATAAGCATCAAAAGGCATCATTATAAAGTGGTAAAAAGTGGAATGTGGATAGGTTTCTTTTTAGAGACATATCCTTCAGTTTTGATTGTTTGCTTTGGTTTGTAGTTTTCCCTTACAATGGATATTTGTTCCTTTCTACGCACAGAAAGGTAAGGTTCTACTTTTTGCATAATTGTCCATGCCTTACGACCACGAACTGCTATTCTATGTTGCGTTTTATACGACCCACCAGAGACGGTTCTGCCCGAAGGGACAAAAGTTCGAATAGGGGCATCTAAAAACTTAGCAAGTTTTTCAATAATATCCCTATCACACATAGAAATGATAAATTCGGGGGAATT